GCCATATTATCAAAGGCTTTTGCTCCTTCTTCTGCACTACCAAATAAAAATTTAAGCCTAACTTGTAAACTTTCTATTTCCATTCCTGTTTTGACAAGACTACGAACTGCTAAACCAGCACCTAAACCAGCTAATGCGTTTCTAACATTAAATACAGCTTTTTTTACTCCATCTAAATTACCACGAACTTTATTTAAGGCTTGTTGAGATTTATCTCTAGCTATTATATCTATATTTACTTTTTTTGTAGCCATTAGCGGTTCATTCGTTGTTGTTGTTCAGCTCTATCATGTTGTATTTCAAAATAAGCCAACCACATATTAAACTCTTGAACTGGCATTTGCAATACATCTCTAATAGACATATGCAATCGTTCAGCTAATGCTATGATAGAATATAGTTCTGGGTCTGAGTTTACTTTTTTTTAAGGTCTTGAATACTATCTTGTGCAAGTATCTCTGAAGCAACTCTAGAAATAACATCAGTATCAGCTTTCATTTTAAACTTAGGCTTGTGAGAGAGATCAAACATTTTCTCTCCGTCCTTTGTTTCTGATTTTTGAATTATAACATCTACTAATACGTTTAAGTCTGAGTCGTTAGCACCCTTAAATATTCGTGCCTTTTCATTCATTGTAAAAGGGCGAACATATATTGCTCTTTCGCCCTCTAAACCCCATTCTGGTACTTCTATAATTTTAACTTCTAAACTTTCAAAGTGATCTCTGACACCTTGAAAAAAATCAACTTTTTCTGGCATTTAATCCTTATACTGTGCTGTGCGTTACTCCACCACTAAATTGAATATTAAGCGTTCTTGAAATTATTCCGTCCATAGTTACAGCCACATCAGCACCTGTCACAATTCCAGTACCATTGTAGTATTTATCACCACTATCTGCACCTTCTGGATATAATTCAATAGTTGCACTTGAACCAACATCTAATGCTTCTTGACCATTAGTATCAGTTTCGTCCCAATGACATTCAATAGTTGCTGTAGCGTCACCACGCAATGCAACATAAGATTTTTTTGAATCAGTTAAAGACGTATCTTCTACTGTGTCTTGTGTTTCGTTAAGAGTAAAACCTGTTACTTCAGCAACTGTTGCTGAGCCAACTTTTACTACTCCACTTGTTCCAACATGAGTTGCCATAATCTACTCCTCGTTTGTTTCTTCAGTTTCAACATCAACTTCAACTTTTTTTGCAGTTGATCTAGAAACTTTTTTATCAATTTTAAAACCATTTGCAAGATATTTATCTAACTTGTCATCTGGTATTTCTATTTGGTCTTTTCCATCTGGAAAATATATTTTTATTCTTTTAGCCATTACGCAGTCCCCCTTACAAATTCATACAATACTCTTACAACAATTCTTATACCACCATAAGGGAAAAGTACACCCTCATCAGTATTTGCTTCTATTACTTGGGTATTTAAAGCATTACCATTTCTTGTAATGTCATTGTCTAATGTTTCCTCAATAACTTCTATGAGTTGATTGCGTAGGGTATCTATGTTAGCTGTTGTGCCTTTAACAAAGCCTACTATTAAGAAATCTATAGTTCCTTGTCGTTTTCCTGTACCTACATCTCCTAATGAAAGCATTTCTCTTGTTTCATCTCCTGTTTGCACATAAGCGGCTGGGAATTGAGCATTACTTAACTCTTCTGGTTCAAAAGGCTCTCTTTTAATTAGTTTTAATTCAATAGGACTAGAAACAGCGTCTAGTTTTGTAATTATATCTCCAGCAATACTTTCTCGTTTACTCATAATCTAATAGCTTTGTTAAATATATCTCTTATCTTATCTTCGTCCCTTCGTCCAATAGCAAAAAATGGTCTTTGTGGCATTTTACCTATACCTCTATCATGGAAGAATGCTTTTTTGTTTTCTTCTTGTCTGCGGAAAAATAATGTTGCTTTATTCTTTGTTACTTTATTTGTTAATGATCTAAACATTCTGCCTGTGTCTGTTAAATCTACAAAAGATATTTGCCTACCTCTTTTTGCTCTGTCTTTTTTTGCTCTTTTTGAATATGGTCTAAATCTACCACCATCTGGCATTTGACCTTTTTGTGTTTTTTCTGTTATCTGTTGAATGCCAAATAATGAAGCTTGAGCTAATCCTTTTTGAATATTACTTGGAATTTTTTTTTGTAAAGATTTTATATAATTACTAACTTCTATTGTGTTTGCTTTAACTTTGATATCTGCGACCATTACCTTGTAAGTCGTAATGTATGTATAGCTTCTTTTTCAGTAGCAGATACTGTTCCCCCTCCATCTTCATCATATTCAACACCATCACGAAGTATTGCTTGAAACTCTTCTGCATATCTAGATCTGTAATAATCTATTTGTACTTGAAAACTATCTTTGCCTTCTCCTGTATCTGGATCTCGCCATTTAGTAAGCTGTGGAAATATGTAATCTGCAAATGCTTTATAACAAGTTGCTCTTCTCCATTGTGTTGCTGTGAGTTTAGAATTTGTCATTTCTATTGAAGTAATTTTCGTAATATCTTTATAACGAACTGTATGTCTGTATCTTTCCCACCATTCCTCACGAATTTGTCGTAGTACATCGTCCTCTGCGTGTTGTAGTTGTGTATCCCATGATGAAATACCATAACCAGCAATATCTGGTTGGTACTCTTGCAAATGCGATAATGCTACACTAAAAACAGAAGTTGCCATTTATCTTCCTAAACATTGACCATTACAATTACACATCTTTACCTCTTTTCTTTTTTTTAGGTGTACTCTTTTTTTCTTCACTATACAATTTAAAACCTCTGTACTCCCACATCTTTTGATTTTTTTCCCAATCTTCTTGTGGTCGTTCTATAATTTTTGAACCTCTAACTAATTTTATCATCATAAACTCCTGTAAATAAAGGGGGTTATTAAACCCCCTTGTATTAATTAATTTATTGGATTGAAGAGTCTGCGATTACTTCTACTCCGTAAGAGTCATGTAGTTCACCAACGCCGTACACAGCAGTGGCCACAATTTCATCTGCACGTAAGGAAGCATCTCTTTGTGTTTCAATCTTAATGTCTTGCATCATTGCTAGACCTAAAGCATCTTTGTGGAACATACCACCTTTATAGTCACCAGCAGTACCGGTATTTGACATATTACCTGTTTCAAATATTTTAACACCAGCAATCTGACCAATAAAACCATTTCTTAATGCTTCATTTGATAGATCAGTTGATAGACCAGCAAAAGTATTTGTTAATCCAGATTTAAGATCAAATGCTATTTTAGGGTGTAATACAAGATATGTTTCATCAACAGGCAGTCCTGCCGCTCTTAAAGTTGATGCCGCATTGAATACAGTTGCCGCAGATAAAGCCGCACTATCAGTTCCAACCGCAGTTGAAAAACCATCAAATAGGGCAAGTAAATCTTGGTCCATTTTTTTTGCAATTGCTTCACCAAACAATCTACCAATATCAGCCGCAACATTTCTTGGTGCTGAATTTCTCGCTAGATCAGTAAGAGTAGTCATTACTCCAACTTCGCTTGCAGTAATTGTTACTGAACTTGGATTAATAGCTGTATTTGCAAGATCAGCCGCTTCATTTACAGCTCCTGCCGCAACAGCCGAATAAATCGGTACTTCTACAGATTTTCCGCCACCAGCGATTGTATAATTTTTAACTAAATTTCTCATTATAGATTTCTCTTGAATGACAAATTGTGCTTCTGCTACTATCTCAGTATATAGTTCCGATAGCGTGGAACTTGTTGATTCATCAGCCATAGCTAACTCCTTTTAATTATCGGTTAAGTAAAGCTGGTTTAGAATCACGATCTTTGCGATATTCCGCATAGGTCTTTCTATCCTCAGCTTTTGTCATATCTAATTCCGCAATTTTGAGAGGTTTCGCGTTAACCCTAGCCACGTTCCCCTGACTTCCACTTCCCGAAGGAGTTGCGCTTTGAAAGTGTGGGTTCTGCGTAATGAACTCTTGTACATAATCATCTACGCTTAAAAGTTCACCCTTAGCGTTATATCTTGGTTGATTATTTTCTGCAAGTATTTCTACACGCCCATCTTCATTTAATTTAACTTTACCTTTGAGAAGGTTTGTTACTTGCTCTGGATTGATTGCTTTATTCTTACTTGCGGCATTAAGTAAAGAATCATTTATTTTGATTTGCTCTAATTGTTTTTGAAGAGAAGTTTTTTCTTCATTAAATTTATCTGCTTGTTCTTTTAATAAATCTTCAAATTCTCCTCGTTGTTTTTTTCTTTCAATCTCTTGTTGTTCTTTTTCTTTTAAAGCAACTTTTGCATTGTCTAAATTATCAGTACCAATATCTTTTAATATTTTTTGTCTTTCTCTAATAATTCTTGCTTTAATTGCATCATCAAGTTGCTGTTGAGTGTAAACTTCTTCTTTTACTTCTGGTTGTTGCTCTTCAACAACTTCTTTTGTTTCTTCAACAGATTCTGTTTTTTGTTCTTCGGCCATTAAAAACTCCTTTATAGTTTATTTGATAATATACTAAAGTTCTACGACAGGCAACCAAGTATGCCTACAACGATAACCACCTCTAACTATAAATGGGTCTCCCTCTGATTTACCAGCCCATGAACTTTGCCATATTTGCCTTATTTGTTCTTCGGTATAAGTTTTGTTTATATGTCTTTTGCAATGTTCTCGGCTATCTCTTACCAATGTTCCTGTGTATTTATATTTATTTAAACCGGCTTCTTTTGCTTTGTAAACTGTAAACTGCCCATCAAATTGCATGACACTATCATGTGCTATTTGTGATGCATAAGTTGACATTGAACGACCTCTACGATCTACATCACCTGTAATTAATCCAGATATGTCTTTGACCATTTCATTAAATGGCTTTCCAGCTATAGCATTTTGATAAACATTGCTTGATAATTCAGTTAAATACCTATTAGCAAGTTCTTCATATCCAGAGAATGATTGAAATTTTAATTGTGTAATTGTATCAAGATCAACTTGTGTTAGTGTTTTAAAATTATCTGGAATATTTAACTCACCAAACTCATTCATAAAAGATGTTACAATTCTGTCGTATTCCCTAACATTTAAATCTGCTGTTGTTGTATATGTTTCTTGTATTAATCTCCGAAGATTAGTTCGTAATTGAATAGCAATTTGTGTTGAAACTATGTCTTGCTGATCAACAGCAATAGAAATATCTCTAATAATCCTAGATTCTAAATCTTCTAGTGTTCTTTTGATCTGTTCTTCGTGTTGATCTGCTAGTTTTTCAATTAGGGTTGTTCTGCTCATAATTACCTGTTTTAAATGTTTTTATATATAAATTTATTATAACAGGCAACCAATGAGGAACTTTAGACTTCCCAGAAATATATCTATTAATTTTTATTCGTTGATATTGTTCTAATGTATCTGTGTTAAATATTAATCTTGCAAGATCGGACTGTGAAAGTCCGACCTCGTTCATAGTTTTTTGTAATTGTTTATTTGTCATTATTACCTTTTTTGTTTGGAAAAATTTTGTAAAAAGAAATACCTCCATTAATCCAATAATTAATACCCCAAATAAAATAATTAATATCATTTTTATTTAAAACACAAGGGGTAGGTGTCATTGTTAATAACATTAATTAACCTCCTTTATAATTTCAATCATATATGCTCTGTACCAAGAGTCATAATTTTTAATATGTTTAATTTTATTTAATATTTTTTTAAGTTTAGATTTATTCATTTTTTTCTCCTTTCTTAGATGGCTCATTATTGAGCCACCTCTTGTTCTTTTAATTTAATACTATAAAAAATTTTTTGTTTTATTTCTCTAAGGTTCTCTCCATGATCTCCACCATAATTATTCATTGTTTCACATTCATCAATTTCTGGTTGAATCATTTTAAGTATTAAATCATATTCTGATTTTCTTAATGTTATTTTAATTTCCATTTTTTTTCCTTTGTTTTAATTATATATAACTATTATCAAAATAATAATATAATGTAAAGTAAATAATAAAAATAGTTAAAAAACTCTAGATTTTAAAGGATTTTCGCCACGATTTTATTGCCCAATACACAGGAGCTAAAGACTTTTGACCCTTAACTTTCTTTAAAATAGCACCATGTCTAGCGAGGAATGAACGCTGTCTTGCTGGGATATTTTTTTTAATAGACATAGTAGGATCACCGAAACGAACTTTCTTAACATTACCTGTAGATCTATCTTTTACATATACAGCAAATTTTTTTCTTTGCCCTGGTGTACGAAATGGCTTACTTAATTTTACAGTTTTTCCTTGATACTTTGCCATTATTTCTTTTTTCTTTTTCTTAAATCTAAATCATGTTTACGAGAGCCACGCAAAAAAGAATTTACTCTTCCCATAGACCATGCCGCCATCGGTACTCTTCTAGAGCCAGCACTAAGAAAAGCACCTTGCCCTCTTCTGTAAACTTTTGCTAATGTACCATATGTAAATCTTTTACTAGCTTTTGCTTTTCTTCTTAAAGTTGCTTTTACTGTTGCTGATAAAGGTTTTCTAAATTTACTTGCCATTATGATTTGCTCCTACTTCGTAATAAACTTTTTGAAATAAAACCACCAGATTTATATAATGATGAAACTTTTTTTATTAACTTAGCTCTTTTTTTTCTCTTCTTACCTTTTAATCCTGATAAATACTTCTTAGGAAGTCCTGTACTTTTATCTTTAGGTACTGCTCTACGCTTCTTCGCCATTATCGTTTGTAGGTAATGTTGTTGAGAATTGACCAATAGCACTTGAACTAGCATCTATTTCATTGTTAATTGAATTTATTGACTCATCATCATCTACAACAGCTCTTGCAATCTGTTTGTCTATTTCTTTTATAAATGTTTCTGATTTAACACCACTTGCTTTTGCAGTTTGTAAGAATTGTAAATCGCTTGCATAATCTCTTAAATCAAATGTTTCTGGATAATCTATTTCACCATCAAATGCTTTGTTTTGCCATTTAGCAAAGAATGACCAAATATGTTCTTCTGCATTTTCTAATAAATCTGCTTTTTCAGATAATCTTGCATTTAATAATTGAAACTCGGTTTGTAATGCTATTCCAGAATTAACTTGTTTTTCTGTACCTCTTACTGAACCCATATGTGTTATACGATCAATAGCACTAACTTTCATTTCTATAATTTTCATAATGCTTTCTAATGATTGTGAACTAGGTTGAATGATGTAAGGCTTTAGGTTTGCATCCATATCTTCTGGCATTTCTATAATACTACCAGCACCAGCAGAAGCTTCTACATTAGGCGTTTTAACTAAACTAGGATGATTAGATAATCTAATTAACTGCTCAATCTCTGAATAGTCATTATAAATAGACTGTTGTAATTCTGCAACATCTGACAAATCACTTATACCTATTGCTCTTCGCATAGACTTTTGATTGTATAAAACAACAGCCGGTATTTCTCCTAATGCATTTGGTTGCTCGTTAATCTTTACAGGTTTAGATGTAGCATATTCTTTCATGTACTGATCTACTCTGTATGTTGTAATATCTTCTGGTGACCATATTTTAATAATTGCTCTATCTTCGTTTATATCTTCAAGAATAGTTAATGATGTTAAAAAATATCTACCATTAGGCAATCTTTGATATTCCCAATTTGTTACATTCTCTGGAGTATAGATTGATATGTATGGTCTAATATCTTGTTGTAGTTCTTCTGCTCTTGTTTTTGTTATAGTTGCTGGTTTGTCTACAATTGCCCAACAACTGCCATAAACTGAAGCATGCTGTTGCATATCTTTAATTACATTATGAAAAGATCTCCCATCTAAATCTGCATCTTTAAGAAAAGATTCAAGTTGAGGATCACCTGTCATTGTTCCATAATCTCTTGTTGGTGGAACTCTAAATAAAAAACTTGAATAAATCTGTACGACATTTCTACAATGATTGTCTAATGGTGTAAAATCAACTCTTTTTACATACTCATCATCTGCTTCTAGAATATATCTATTTAAAAAATAACCATTTGAGAAATCATCGCCACCTAAATATGAACGATAGTGAAAGTTCCAATGCTTAAGATTATTATCATAATCTGAATGTCTTGCTGTTAAAAACTCTCTATTGTAATCTGCCATCAACTCCACCTAGTCGGTTCATTTGGTTTAAACTCTCTACGCAAAGGAAACATATATTCTACCATGTAGCCTAACGCATCGTTAAAATGGTCAAACCCACTATCTTTATCTGGAACACTTGTTCCCTCTTTGTATATCTGTCTTT